CTATGTAGCTATGCGTATATTCCTTGAGGAAGCACCAATTCTGATAGGACATAACATTGTAAGGTTCGACATCCCCGCAGTGGAAAAGGTGCTAGGCGTTAAGATAAGCGCAAGGCTAGTAGATACGTTAGCTCTGTCTTGGTATCTAAACCATAGTCGGAGCTTAGGTGATCACAACTTAGCATCCTATGGTGAGGAGTATGGTGTGCCTAAGCCTAAAGTAGAGGATTGGGTAGGCTTAACACCAGAAGAGTACGCTCACAGGTGTAATGAAGACGTTAAGATCAATGCTAGACTATGGCGTGACTTAGACATTAAACTTAAGAAGCTATACCCTGATGAGGATGAGAAGTGGCGTTTCACTGACTACCTTACATTCAAGCTACAGTGTGCAGCAGAGCAAGAGGCCCTACAGTGGAAATTAGATGTAACCAAAGCTAAGGGGCATCTAGAGGAATGGGAAGCTATGAAGGCTGAGAAGATAGAGCAGTTAGCCGATGCTATGCCTAAGCGTGTCCTTACTAAGGTACAACATAGACCAAAGGTAATGTATAAGAAGGACGGTGAACTATCTTCACATGGCGAAAGGTTTGAGGAGCTACGCAAAGAATATAAGCAGCCAGAGGGTGTACAGTCTTTTGTCATTAAGACAGGTGAAGAACGTGCTAATCCTAACTCACCACCTCAAGTAAAGGATTGGTTGTATTCTATCGGGTGGAACCCAAGTACCTTCAAGTTTGAAAGGGGTAGTGATGGAGAAGAAAAGCAAATACCACAGGTACGAAAGGATGGAGAACTATGCCCGTCAGTCAGAAAACTGGCCTCTGCCGACCCTGCTGTGGTTATCCTTGATGGGCTTTCTGTTCTCAGCCATCGTATATCTGTTCTTAAAGGCATGGTTGATGCAGAGCGTGATGGATACGTGCAAGCAACAATCGCAGGATTTACTAACACAATGCGCTTCCGTCATGCAAAACCTTTAGTCAATCTACCCTCAGTGGAAAAGCCCTATGGTGCTGAAATACGTGGATGTCTAACTGCACCTGATGGTTACACCTTGTGTGGGGCTGACATGACTAGCTTAGAGGATACAACCAAGCGTCACTACATGAAACCACTAGATCCTGATTATGTAGCTGAAATGAGTAAAGAGGGCTTTGATCCACATTTAGACTTAGCTAAACATGCTGGCGTTATCACACAAGATGACATTGATAAGCATAACTCAGGGGAACGTAGCTTGAAGTCACTGCGTAAGAACTACAAGGTAGTGAACTACAGTGCTACATATGGCGTAGGAGCGCCTAAGCTGGCCCGTGAGACGGGTATGAGTGTCAAAGAGGCTAAGACCCTTCTGGAAGCCTTCTGGTCACGTAACTGGTCAGTAACTAAGGTAGCTGACAGCCTACGCACTAGAGAGTTATTTGGCAGCATGTGGGTACAGAATCCAGTGTCTAAGTTCTGGTACAGCTTACGAAGTGAGAAAGACCGCTTCAGTACCTTGAACCAAAGTACAGGTGTCTACTGCTTTGACAACTGGGTTAAGGGATGTCGTGAGAAGGGTATCAAGACTGTTGGTCAGTTCCACGACGAGATCATAGCCTTAGTAAAGGAAGGTGACGAAATGGAGACAAAAATAAATATGGAGTACTCTATACAAGATCTTAACAAACAACTGAATCTAAACATAGACTTAGGGATCGAAGCTCAATTCGGGAGTACATATGCTGATATACATTAGTAAAAATATTTATACTTTCGTGTTGACTTTTACCGTTTTGTATCCCTATTAATAATTACCAGCCTTAATGAAAGGAACTCGATATGGGTAAGAAAGTTTATGTAGATTGTGAGTTAGAGTGGACAAAGTTACGTCCGGAAGACCGTGACATGGGTCCAAATGATGGATCAGATATGGCTAAGAACTTTGATGCTAAGAAAGGTATCTATGTTGTAAACTGTATCATTGATGAAGATACTAAATCTAAAATGGTTGCTGATGGTATCCCAAACAAAGGGTTACAGGCTCAACTCTTCAAGACTAACAAAGAGGGTAAGCAGTTCTATAAAGCTACTCGACCTCATTTTAATCCTAAGTTCAAGAACCAAGACACAGGTGAGCAAGGCGTTGAAATGGGTCCACCTGTTATGCTCAAGATGGTAGATGGGGAATATCTACCTTGGGATTGGGAGAATGACGGTCTTATAGGTAATGGCACTAAAGCTACTGTAAAGTTTGATGTGTGGGACAATAAGATTACTACGCTAGAGAAGGTTTGTGTTACTGAACATGTAGCCTACGAAGCAAGTGAAGAGGCGGTATTCTGATATGAAGATTACAATCACCTTTGAGAATGACAGTGAAGAAGATGGGTTTGACGGTAAGACAAGTATTGAACGGTATGGTATAGACGATCTTTATGCACTTGCTCATGTGTATGCAGAGGCCACTAGGTCAGCAGGGTTTACATATGTTGAAGCTGTAGCGTTTGAGAAGGATGATGGTAAGATGGTGTTTGGAGACCTCTGATGGGTAAGCGTAAGGTTCTGATCGACGGTGACATTGTGGCCTATCGGTCAGCCTTTGCTACTCAAGATTTGCTTCCAAAGGATGCAGAAGAGAAAGCTGAAATACTTCTTGACTACATCCTAGAAGAAACACTGGAGTTCCCTACCCCAGATCAATATGAGATCTACCTTACGGGGTCAGGGAACTTTCGACATCAAGTAGCTAAGTCACATGAATATAAAGGTAACCGTAAGTCAGCAGAAAAACCTATACACCTGTATCATATCCGACAGTACATGGTAGATAAGTTTGATGCTATAGTGAGTGAAGGAGAAGAAGCTGATGACCTTATAGCAATAGAAGCAACAAGACTTGGACCTGATACTGTCGTTGCCTCAATAGACAAAGATATGTTACAGATACCTTGTCACCACTTTAACTTTGGTAAGAATGAGTGGAAAACAGTAGATGACTGGTCAGGACTACAGTTCTTCTACAACCAGATCTTAACAGGTGATAGGGCTGACAACATAATTGGTTTATATCGTGTGGGGCCAGTTAAAGCTACAAAGATGTTAAGTGAGGCTAAGACTGAAAAGGACTTGTGGGAAGCCTGTGTTAAAGCCTATGACGGTGATGTAGATAGGGTAATAGAGAATGCTAGGCTACTATGGCTTAGACGTAAAGAGGGCGAGATATGGCAACCACCAGTGAACGTAGAAGACACGCAATAAAGAATGGCTACAGATCTGGTTTAGAGGATGACATAGCTAAAGATCTTAAGGACAGGGGCGTAGAGTTTGAATATGAGAAGCTAAAAGTACAGTGGCAACTTCTTGAGAACAAGACTTACACTCCTGACTTTAAACTGCCCAATGGTATCATCATAGAATCTAAAGGTAGATTTGTTCAAGCTGATCGTAAGAAGCACTTAATCATACAAGATCAGCATCCTTTCCTCGACATAAGGTTTGTCTTTTCTAATTCTAAGGCTAAGTTATACAAAGGTGCAAAGAGTACATATGGGGATTGGTGCAATAAGCATGGGTTCTTGTACGCAGATAAAAGGATACCCGAAGAGTGGCTAACACAATCCTGATTAAAGTCCATCGTGTTCTTGATGGCCCTTACGAAGACGAAGATGGTAATTACTGGTTAAACTGTAGAGTAGAAGATCCTCAAGAGAAAAACCCAAGTAAGGTTATGTTTGATGAAGAGATCCCGTTTGTCTCCTTTGATGCAGCCTATGAGTTTCAGAAACACTTCTACAGATCAATCGAACCCATACTAATAGAATTTGAAATGGATACCCGATATGACAGCTAAGACAGCAGTAGTATTCTCATGCGCTCACTCAGACCCCTCGACGGGAAATGAGCGTTTCGACTGGCTAGGGGAATTAATCTATGAGGTAAACCCTACCTACATAATTGACCTAGGTGATGGTGCTGATATGCGCTCTCTTAACACCTTTGACACACGTTACCCAGAGGCTATTGTAAGTCAGAACTACGAACAGGACATCAACTGCTACAATGAGGCAATGGATCGTCTACGGAAGAAACCTAGCGAAAGAAAATATAAACGTCCATATTGGATTGGCTTTGAGGGGAACCATGAAAATAGAATCAAAAAGGCTATCGCACACGACCCAAGACTACAGGGAGACAAGTACGGGATTTCCTTCGGGCATCTTCAAACGGACCACTGGTTCGACGAATACCACGAATACTTTAATTCCGCACCCGCCATCGCTGATTATGATGGGGTTTCTTACGCTCACTTCTTTAGTAGCGGTAATTATGGTACAGCTATGTCTGGTTTACATCACGCTAATAGCTTACTCGCCAATCGTAATCACAGTACTACTTGTGGGCATAGTCATAAACGTGATATTAAGTTTAAAGATGGCGCACATCCTAATGGGATCATTGGATTGGTTGCGGGTTGCTACAAAGGCTCAGAAGAAACGTGGGCTGGACAAGCAAATAGAGATTGGTGGAAAGGTTGTGTAATCAAGCGTGAGATTAGCAATGGTATGTATGAGCCTGAGTTTGTATCACTTAAGAGGTTAAAGGAAATGTATGGG